AAGCGAATGAAACGTGACCGAACCAGACACGAGGATGCCTCATTAAAGCTAATAAATCTAATCCTGTAGAGAGATACGCATACCTAGCATTAACTCCACCTTTGTTACTTCAGAAAAATATAGGTTTCTTAATTCTATTCTTTTTAAAGAAAGACAAGGCACCCATAGACTCTAATCCTTCCTTGATAATATACATATCTAAAGTTCTGTTCTGACCCATAAAAGGATCAGTAATAGTTCCAAAGTTAGGTATATGTCTTGGCGGAGAAAGAGCCCTGAATATACTAAGGACGGAAATTAACGCACGGACCATCGGCTCAGGTTTTTCACCATTTTCTAGATTAACTCTAAGTTTCTCTATACGATGTTTAAAACTTTGACCAATGATCTTTGGTAAGCCATTCTTATACACCGAAACTCATGTCTTGTGATTACGCACACCCTCCCCCGCGATAAAATTACCCACTAATCTCAAAGCTTCAGATAAGTACAGGATTAAGAATCCAACACCTGATTTCAATCAGATCTGTTCGATCCGAGATCCTAAACTTAAAATTTCTGAAGTTTGTTTATTGGTGAGTTGAAGGAGTATAGCAATCATCCTTAAGTATCTAGGAACCTCTTTTAAATCCAAGGGTTTTAAATCTAAACCCATTGGCATTTTAATATTAGACAATTTACGGTTCTTAATCCAAAGCGTTAATTTCGCGAGGATATTGAACAAAGTAATTGCCATAATAAATAGGAGGATTCCCCGGTACTCAGGAGAATTTGCAAAGGTTAAAGTGTAATTAAAAATGTAGTTAGCGTTTGTTAATTATATTTTTATTGCCTTTGACCGCACTTCTTTCAACTAATTTTACGCATGTATTAGTCTTCATAGACTATATACACTTTACGGGTAGGGTGCTAACCTTCCGGCGGGATAGGTCCTTTGCAGAAACCTTCCAGTTGTTATAATGCGGTTGGTGGAAACTACCACCATAGTGAACCAGCTAATCCATAAGGCTTATGAATTAGTTCTCTCTAGACCGACTTTCTTTCGAAAGCCAGGAAAGAGAAAGGGTGCGCTTGTTCACAAACTAACGACGAGAACCTTATTATTCTCGCGGTCAGTTGGGTAGGGAGTTTATGACTCCC